ATGCCGCCGTCTGAACAAGCAGCGCTTGGCAGTAAGCCCTTCTCTGGCTTTGTGCGAGAAGCCCAGGCACTGGGATATGCCCCTTTCATTCAGCTATCGCCGCTCGAGTATATGGCGATTCTGGAAATCCATGGCAAGTGGGCCTTTAGGGAAATCCTGCCCCGCCTGTCGGATCCTGCTCAAATCCACCGGGGCTGGGCGGTGAGATTTTTGGGTGCTGCTGCAATGCTGTCCCAGGAGGAGCTGGCGGCGGCTTCGGACCTGCATGCGTTCGTCATCTCGTCGCCAGGCTTGCTGTTGCGTGATAAGCATCGCCGCTCGTTCTGGAAGGCCTTTTTCAAGGTCTATAAGCGTATGAAGCGAGCGCACCGGAATCTGCCGGAACTCCTCTGCGTGATATATCGAGCTGATCTTGACCGCTGGTCCCATCTTCTCAAAGAGCGTCAGCGGGCTTCCAATTAGAGGTCGAAGGCAAGAGTCAGCAAGGAGAGCCTGAAGCAGCCATCCACACCCAAACGCTCTGAGCCTATTATTATCCGAAAGGTGAGAGATGCATGATATTCGAGGACGTTTGTCGGGAATTTTTTGCTCTTTTGCAAAATTTATTTTCGCAAAAAATGACGATTTCTTTTGATGAGTTAAAACCGCGATAGTATATTCGCATCAGTGAACGGCGGATGGGTGAGACGCCAAAGCCATGAATATCATCCACCACGTGGCCTCCAGCGGGAGGCTGCATCCCAAGTTGCAGAGGAGAAGATATGAAAAAATTTTCAGTACGAGCGACTGGATGTCCCGTAAAAGGGCACTCTGCAACATACGCGCCTCCCCTGGATACCGGGGGATGCGTTTTTCACTCTGAGGTTCAATGACGTCCGTAAGTCTTACTCTTTCAGATGTCTGCGCCTCGAGGTGGAGGCCGGACCATGAGTATCTACCGAGTAACTCTTTCCGATTTGGATCTGGTCGATGTTCCAATCGAGGCCAGAAGTCCATGCCAGGCAGCGATCCGGCTGCTGACAAAATCCTGCAAGAGCGGCTTCGATCTTGACCTTCAAGACGAGGCTGAGGTGGTCGTAACAGATCGCCAGCGCAAGAAGCACTTCTTCGAGGTGGTCTCGACGAAACCTTTTCGCGTCAAAGCACAGGGATGAACAACGTGCAGTCTGGGATCTATCCGACCCTCGATATCGAGGCTTATCATCGCTCGCCCGGAATTTCCAAAACCGGGCTCGTAAAACTCGACGAAGCCGCCGCCGTCTATCGGTACGCTATCGATCATCTCGGCGACGAGAGCGAAAGCAAAGCCCTGCGGATCGGAAAAGCCCTGCATTGCAAGATGGAAGGGACCTTTGAACATCTCTATATCGACGGCCCGGATGCAGCGCGGAATACCAAGATCTGGAAAGAGTTCGAGTCCAGCCACCCGAACAAGGTCTGCCTGCAGCCGGACGAAGTTGAGGCTGTCGAAAACATGAAAAAGGCGGTCGACGCCTATAGGCCTGCGCAGACCATCCTATCGCAGCCGGGCCGCAACGAAGTTTCGTTCTACTGGATCGACCCGCGCACAGGATGCCTCTGCAAGTGCAGACCTGATTGGGTGTCGGCAGATCTGAAGACCGTCGTTGATTTCAAGACCGCCCGGGAAGTGTTGCATCACGAATTTCAGTCTGATGCTTACAAGCATCGCTACTTCGTATCGGCGGCGATGACGATCGATGGCATTTACCGAACCACCGGCATCAAACCGGAACGCTATATTTTTCTCGCCGTTAGATCCACACCTGTCCATCTGGTGGCGACCTACGATGCGACGGCGGATGAAATCGCTTTGGGACGCGGATTCATTCGCCGAAACCTCTCCTTCCTTCGGCGCTGCCAGGCAAGTGGATCCTGGCCGGGGCTCCCCGAGGAAATCCTCCCTCTGGGGTTGCCCCGCTTCGCCCCGAAGCCCGCAGCCGAGGACTACGAGATCGATGAACGTATGGCGGACGAAGAACTGATCGCTCAACTCGAAAGGGAATTTGAAAATGTTGCCAGCGGTTTCTAATCGCGACGAAATCACACCGGAACGCATCGCATACTGGACTCAGCACTATACGAAGGACGCGACACCGGAGGAAAGGGATCATTTTGTTGGTGTCTGCCGAACCAGGGGCCTGAACCCGGAAGCCCGCCATATTTATTTCATCAAGGTGGGTGGCCGGGCCTCCATCGTCCTTTCAATCGACGCCTACCGGCTGATCGCAGGACGCACCGGAGCTTATGCCGGCATCCTGCCGGCGCTCTTTGAATTTGCCGCCGACCATTCCGGGAAGCCGGTGAAGGCCACTATCACGGTCCAAAAGTTTGTGCAGGGGCAGGTTCGGGAATTCAGCGCAACCGCGTACTTTTCCGAATTTTACAAAACCTCGCGTGACGGAAAGAAATCCCTCTGGGACACAATGCCACTGACGATGCTTGAGAAATGTGCGGAAGCCAAGGCCCTGCGTAAGGCATTCCCTGAGGAACTATCGTCCTACTATATCCGTGAGGAAATGATGGAGGCCGAGGTAGAACAACCTGCAGTGCTTCAATCGTCCCAGCCAGCGCCTCGTCAGGTCACAGACATCGTCGTAACCAGCGATCCGAAGGTCAAGGAATGGATCCAGAAGAAGCTTCAGCAGGCATCGGTGCCCGAGGACGAGTGGACTGACATCATCGATGCCCTCAACGGATATCCCAAAAACGAGCTGCTTATGCAGCTGAAAAAGATCATCGCCGATCGGGTGTCACCCCACGCTGAAGGCTGAAAGCATCGACATCGCCGGCACACCAGCGGTGGCTGAATATTGTTTCTCAACAAGGAGTCTGTATGTGTGGACAAATGAGATCAGAAAAACCATGGACGGCTGACATCCAATTCTTCGGCGATTTCCTGCGAGCCGATTCGCCTTTCGACAAGGAATACAATCACAATGCATGGTGGGCACTTCAGCAATTGGAAAAAGGCCGCAAGGTGCGCAAGCGGGACTGGCCCCGTGGGCAGTATGCATTCTTGCTCAACCAAGCAGGTGACCTTAAGGGCAATACCTGGCAGGTGGACAATGATGCACTGAAAAAGCTGCTCGGTCGTCCCTTCAAACCAGTCATCATGCTGGCGGACGCCGATGATCGAATTTGCGAACCACTCGCAGAGATTCGGAACCTAACGACTGACAATTGGGCTCTTTATGAATAGCCCAATCAAATGGTTCCGGGAATACCTGGAGCGTCCCCGCTGCCCGATCTGTCGAAAGCGGATGCGCCCAGATGAGATTAAGTTCAAGTTTGAAACGTGTTCTCCGGTCTGCTTCCTCGAAGCTCAACAGCTGATGATGGTGGCCGCCATAGCCGGGTTCAACCCGTGGAAGGCAGGATCTGAGCAGCGTTAACAAGGCAATTCTGGTTGGTAACCTGGGCAAGGATCCGGTGCTGACCTTCACGCACACCGGAACAGCGGTCTGCAAGTTTTCTCTGGCGACGACTGACCAATGGACCGACGAGAGCGGTCAGCGTCACCAGAAAACTGAATGGCACAATATCGTGGTCTGGAAAAAGCAGGCCGAGAATGTTTCCAGGTATTTGACGAAAGGTTCACCGATCTACCTGGAGGGAAAAATTCGGCATCAGTCATGGGATGCGCAAGATGGATCCAAACGATACTCAACCGAAATACATGCCGACGAAGTCAAGTTCCTCGGTACAAGGCGTGAAGAGTCGCCGCCTCCTGATCAGGTCTCGGGTGGCAATCGAGGAAGTGGACGCAATCTCAGAATTGAAGGTGAATTCGGCAATCAGGATTTCCCAGCGGACATTCCATTCTGAAAAAGGAGCCCGACCTCAAATAGCAGCCGGGCACAAGTCAACGTCAAGCAACAGAGTGTTGATACTACGAAGTTTATCATACCAGTCGAGCCGGAAGGCAAGAAAGAAGCGAGGAGGACCCGAAGTGGGCATGTTTTCAAGCACCCGGATACCAGGAAGCGAATGGACGAGATCGCAGAGTTCATCCGTGCCCAATACCAGGGCGATCTGCTTCGCGGCCCGCTGCAGGTCCTCATCGTCGCTATCAAGACCAGGCCAAAGTCCAAGCCAAAGGCCGTCTATGTCGATGTCAAACCTGACGCGGATAACATCTGGAAGCTGGTCGCCGATGCTGCGACCCAATCAGGTGTCCTATGGGGTGACGATTGCCAGATCGTCGATGGCCGCAGCATCAAGCTCTATGCGCCGCCGGGTGTTCCTGGATGGATCGAGCTTTACGTCAGACGGCACCCTGCCGCTGCCAACGCAAGGCAGGCAGTTCCGGTATCGGGGCAAGCTCTGTGGGAAGCTATGTGCGCAGCATGAAGAGAACCACGAAGGAGAGAAGCAATGACTAATTCTGCACTCGTCCCCCCAGCGCAACAGTCCTCAGGCGAACCTGGCGAGCTGGTTGATATCAAGGTCATCCCGCAGGAGCTATTCGTTCAAGGCCAACGATCGATCATCAATGTGATCAGAAGCGGCAAGACTGAAGGTCTCACTGTGGGTCAGGTGGCTGACATGGTGAATATCAGCGAACGAAACGTCTGGAAGCACATTTATAGACATGCCATAACTACAGCCCCTCTGGGACAGCACTCATTGCGCGGTTTGAAAGACGCGGGCGTGGTTCTTATTCATGCAAAACGTGCCGCGTTTGTTCCAAAGTCCAGCGTTCAGCAGCTTCTAAAGCTCATAAACACACCCGAATCCTGGGCGATCTATTACCAGCTTTGGAATAACTCGGCGCGATTGACCGAGCTGGAATTACAGCTGGCGAACGCGGAAGTTTCGCGAGATGAGGCAGTCCAACGTGCTGTGCAACTGGAAGTGGAAATGAGTGAGCTTCGAGCGCGACTTGAGGCGGCAACCCATGCCTTGTCGCTGGGGGAGAATCGCAAGAAGCCAAGGTTTGAGATCAAGTTCCACCGCCACGAAACTACCGACATATTCAAAAACCCCGTGGTTACAATCGAACGGACTAAAAAGTCTATTAACGAGATGAATCCACACGAGCGCAAGCATTTCAGAATGCAGCACGGAACACGGTCGCTTGCCGGTACAGCAAAAATGCTTCTTGATGAGTCCACTGCGAGCGACGTTACAAATGAAACTCTTCGCCACAGCGCAGTGATCATGCAAGCAGGGGTACTTGCGTACCAAAACACGCTCATGCCAGACGAAGGGAGCCTGTTCGCTTTGAATAAATCGAATCCAATGACTTTTCTCAATGACATGTTCCATGTCGAGAGGGTTTTTAATGAGGCTAATTGATCACATCCGGAGTAGCGATGCAGCAGAGATCGAACTATTTTCTTCGGCGCGACAGCTCGGAGTGTCAGCCAAGGTCATACGAAACCAACTCAAAACCTGGAGAATGAACGTGAAAAAAACTGCCACGGGCGAACTTTTTGTTCCCAAAGCGGGGCTAATCAAACTTGTCAAGGTCATGGACACACCCGAGTGCTGGGCTGCCTACAATCAGCTTTGGGATGATGCACATGAACTTGCCAGGTTGCGCCCACAAATCGAAATGAAGGACCGCAAAATCGCTGAACTTGAAGCGCAGGTCGCTCGCCTCTCTGCAATCGATCGTGAGGTCTGAAGACTGGACCTGAATCCTGACTTATTGCAGTCACTTGCCGCCGGAGCCTCGGGCGGTATCCCGCTGACCGTGCTTCTCATCGGTTCTTTGAAGAGTCTCCGAGAGAGCTTCGACAAGGTCAAAGATCAGGTCGAATCGCTTTCCACCAGGCTCATGAGGCTCGAAACGCTCTATGATCTTACCTACAAAGGCGAGGTTCAGGATCTGAAAGCCAGCCTGGCAAAACTCGAATCATATATCCACGAAGCAAGAGGAAAAAGGAATGATGACATTTGACCAAATTGAAGATGCTGCTGAAGACCACGAAAACCTGAGCATAGAGCAGCTGGACGGTCTTGAGACCGAAGACCTGCATAGGATGCTCTCGCAGCGTATCGCCACCGAAGCGGAATTGACTGACAGCAAGAAATCGTTCACGAGTTCGGCGAACGACTTCCTTAAGAAAATTCGATCTGATGTCCGGGCCATAAACCAGGAGATCCAACGCAGAAACGAAAGGAGCCTGCCAAACCCGACGTTTGCGCTTGAAGGCGCCCCCTGAGAATCACTGATGAACATGAACAACTTTCGGAGAATTTGTGACAGAAAAAACAGGCATTAAGGATACGCTGGATTTCGTTAACCTCGGTTTAGCAATTGCAAAAGCCCTGAAGCGTCAGCTTGGGGATGGCTTTCAGCTTTCGGATCTGGCATCGCTTGCACTCACATCGGATTTCCAGAAGACATTTTTGGAAGCTGTGAGCGGAGCCGGCAATGTACCAGCCGAGGTGCAGGATCTCTCAGGTTCAGAGGCCATTGCTCTGATCCGCTTTGTAACCGACAAGGTTGCAGACTACCTCGAGGACCAGCCAGCGGCAGCTTGAAAACACACCAAGGGAGCCCTTCGGGGCTCCTTCTTGACAAGGGGACACACGCATGAAGACATTCGACGAAATAATTGACTTCATCATCGACAACATCGAAGGTGGATATGCCAACATCCCTTGGGATAAGGGCGGCGAGACCAATATGGGGATCAGCGTCAGGGCTCATCCCGAACTTAAGGGACGCATCAAGGATCTGACTCGGGACGAAGCGAAGGAAATCTATTGGGATGAATACTGGCTGCCTGCCGACCTTCCAAGCTATCCGGAGAAAGCGCGTCTGGTCGTCTTTGATGGTGCGATTCATCACCCTCGTGACAACCCGCTCATCGTTCAGGAAGCTCTGAACCTTATTGGATTCAACGTGAAAAAAGATGGCATTGTTGGTCCCATTACCAAATCGGCGTTGCAAAGGCTGCAAAAGAAAGATCAGCTTCGGTTCGTCTCCGCATACTGCCGGATGCGGCACGAATTCCTTCGCACCCGAAGAGATTATCCAAAAGCCAGGAACAGCTGGGACAACCGTGTATATCTGACCTGCGCGGCGTCCTGATAAGATAGGGTGGGGGATCGCTCCCACCCCTGAATGATGGAAGATATGAAAATTCAACAGTAATCGAGGAAGCGAATGCGAACCGATCTTAGAAACCGGCTTTTGGCCAACATCCTCATCAATCCGGAACCCGAGCCCATTTTCACGTCTCGCGGACGCCGACTGACTGTCGGCAGCATGGTTTCACTGGCTATCGCAATGGCGGCAGCTATGGGGCTGGTGATGCTCCTGATCTCAAAAATGCATGTGGTGCTTCGCTGATCGCGGGGCGGGTGGGGGAAAATTTGAAACGTCTGCGAGAGCAAAAAGGGTATTCGATCAGGACCACTGCGCGGCTTGCCGGGTATTCGCCCGGACACCTTTGTCTGATTGAACAAGGCAAGCGGTTGCCAAACCGCTTTTCTCTGACATGCCTACTCCAGGCACTCTCCGCCACCGACCAGGCTGCGCGTCTCGGCGCGCTGCTGATCGAAGAGCAGATCGAGCGCCTATGCTAAGTATCGTCGTCGACATCGATGAGCAATGGGCCGCCGATCGGATCCAGATTGAGAGGGCGCAGGTCGCCAAAGCATTAACCGCGACTGCGCGTCAGGCCGCCGACGATATCCGTCAGGATATGCCCACGCGATTTACGCTCCGAAATTCCTGGGTTCAAAAAGGGATCCGGGCGGATTCCGCCAATCGGTCGACTCTGACCGCGAGGGTGTATGACGTTGACCCATATATGGCGAAGCAGGAGGAGGGCGAGACCTGGGAACCTGACGGTCATGTTGCTATCCCATCCTCCGCTCGCCCGTCGAAATCCTCGCCGATTCCACGCATGATGCTGCCAAGGGCGCTCCGCAGCCGTCCCGATGTTTTCAAGGCAGATTTTTCGACTGATGGAAAATATAAACCGTTCCCGCTGGTCGGACTGTTCCAGCGCGCCGGCAAGGGAAAGCTGCGGGTGTTATACCTGCTGAAGGATGAGAAACACACGAAACCGATCTGGAATTTCTCTGACCAGGTGTCCAGATCTGTGGACCGCAATTTTGAACGGGAATTTGAAAACCAAGGGTGAGCTCAGGGCGGTAATATAAGCCGCTCTGAGTGAGCAGAGGCTCATAAAAAATTGGAAAATGTTCCTCAACAAATCGCAATAATAGATTAGGACTGTCGTCTTTTAATTGCTTGCCTAACACTTCCAAGAGCAGGACCATGATGCACAAATTCAAGACAGAGGTACAAGTCAGGAGCGAGACTTTGGCTACGATCGAGGGAGCGATTACCAGAATGTCACTCGCACTCGAAACAGCTAAAAAAATTGAGCCAAACAATCCGGCGTTGCAACGGCGGCACTGGCTGCTGAAACGAGCGCTTAACCGAATCGAATTTGAAATGCTGATCGCTCTTGGGGGAATTGATGAAGATCTGGAACTTCTGGATGCTGAAATAAGATCTGAATCCGCGCAGCTTGCAAAGGTCATCCAATTCAAGGCAAACGCGGCTTTCCCCCCTGCTGCAAAGAAGCAAATCGGCAACATGAAAAAGGAGAATGTATTAGAACAATAACCTGCTGTGTAATCGGAGCGGGAGCGCTTGCTTAGTGGCCTGGATCTTTTTTCCGGGTATGGAGGCCTCTCACTTGCCCTTGTCCCATGGGTTAGACCGTCGCCTACTGTAAAATCGAGCGATATCCCGCCGACTCAGCGGTCAAGGGCGATGCCGCATGGACCATCATCTCTCAAGCCCGGACCCTACCGCAAAGCATCTGTTCCCACCAGGATGGCCAACATGCTCAACCGCAGGGACTTTGCATCCTGGATGACCCAGCCGTTGGTCTCTTGACCCATTTGCTGGCAAAGGCACGACGGAAAAAGCCGCATGGAAGGGCAATGGCGCTGTGCCGGCGCAAGATGGGCGCTGTTATTTGTCAATCGGATCAAGAACGCTTAAGATGTATGGAGCCAGCTCTGTGCTTCGTGTCTCCTCAGTGGTGCCTGCCGAGTCAATATCTTTGAATGGCTGAAGACCCCCTGCAACAAGGCTTAAAGTGACATATCGACTTACAAAACTGCTAGCGTCAAAGTAGGTCTTGCATTCCTCTTTGCGAATATCGTCTCCCATCTCAACATTGCAGTTGATGTCACTTACGCCAGGCAGTTCTGGAGGAGCATTCTCGTTCGTGTATGAAAGCACTCTTCGGGTCTTGATCTCCAAGTGTATCTCTCCTGTCCCTTCATTTGAAGAGCTCAGAATGCTGTATGTCGCCCAGCGATTTAGAGAAGTGTATGAGGACTTGCACTCCTCGTCCAAGAAAGTTGTTTCTGTTTGGCGAAGGTAGCCTGCAGCATACGTGTGAAATACTGTGGTCCAGGTTTGTTGAGTCAGTGCAGTGCCAATAGTTGCGCCTTGGCAATCAGTGTAGCCATAAACCGCTTCGAATCGCTCTTGAAGGGACTGCTTGGTCTCATCTTCTCCGCATGCGCACAGCATTAGGCATATGAGGGAGGGGCCTGCTATATCGTAATTAAATAATGCCATTGCAACTCCTCTTCAAATCCAAGACTAATGATCGGCCTTTTTGACAAAAATCTTAACTCCGATACGCCGATTGTGCTAGTCAATGAATTTCATTCCTTTCTACTTTTTGCACAAGTAGATATACCTGCCTCCCGCACCAACATTGAGATCAAAATCGATCCACTGATGGTCATCTGCGCACTGGTTACCAAAATCGCGGCTTGCATAAGTGTATAGGCTTGTTAAGGGTTTTATCGTTCCGTCCAGAACTGAATCTATATTCTTGCAAAGAAAGATATACCAGCCTCCGGCACCGTTATTCAGGTCGAGGTGGTCCTTTGTGTATCCGTTAGGACAATCAGCGCCGGCTGGACCACCAACTATTTGAACATCAGTAACCATTTTAACGCTCTTGTCAGACTTGCCACAGAAATAAATGTAGTCGCCTCCGGCCCCTTCGTTTAGATCGCCTGATAATTGTTCATATTCAGGAGGACAACCGCCTATTGCGGAGATAACATCGATATATCCGAACGGCAGGAGTTCTGGGGGCAATTCGGAGATGACTACACCACATACCGAAGTTTCGTCCGTAAACAAGTTTCTGACTTTAAAATTGAATTCCCCCAATCTATCTATTGTTCCTTGCCATTGATTATAAGACACTTGAGCAAATGCGACTCCCGGGGAGTTTAAGCCGTCTTCGAGTTTGAAATATGGATCTACGTCGTGAAACTCCGGCTGGTCCCACGAGTCAATTGTCAATGTCAGTTGATCGGGTTTGCCAGTAACCATACAATGGGGCTGGCGGACAACCTTCTCGAGCCATTGCTGATAGAAGAGTTGCTTCTTTTGTGCCGCTACATAACAGCCCCCGTCTGGGCAGAGGGGACCAACTGCTCCTGAATTTACCGCTGTGGCTAATGTTCTCGCTGAGTAAACGCAAGCTATTGACGTGGCATTTTTTACAAGCACGGTCTTGAAGACTTCGACGATCGTCCCAAGGACGTCTCTTACCGTTTTGACCTTAATTTTCTTTCTAGTATAGAATGGGTTACAAGTTTTCAACAAATCTGCTGTATAGTTTTGGTTGCAGCTGTTCCAAGCATCGCGGGATAACGCTTCAACGCTCCATGATTGAGTTCTGAATGTGTAATAGCATCGATCATGTCGATTGCAGACTTCCGCAAAATCCGGAAACATCTGAGGAACTGCCGATCCCACCACGCTGCATCCATTTGGGGCCTGTGCCCAGGGATAGTCCATGGCTATACGATCGGCAGCGCTCCCTTCATAGCGATCTTCCAGTATTTTTGGACGTGCATCATTTACGGGAAATCTCAGGGGTTGTCGTGGTACTGTGCTCGGGTCATGTGCAGGCCACCTTGGGTCGCTGAACCCATACGCATATGTGGAGAAATGGAAGATATAGCCAATAATAACCTTTGCCTCTTCATCGTGGATGGTGCTCGTCAACTTCCAGGTATTGGAGTTCGGGTCAAATTCTTTCAAATAAACCTTTGACGGGTCAGAGATCCCAAGTGATGCCAAAATCTCATCGTCATATTCAAACATGACTTCCACGGGGGTTTCAAAAGTCTTTCCACTGGGACCAAATTCGTATGCCATGCCAGGAATAAGCGTGTCAGCATCAACTCCGGATATTTCCTGAGTTGCCAAAGACCTTACGGAGATGTCTGCAGCGTTGCTCGATGCGGACAAGGGCAGAGTGATCCTCACGTTGTCATCAGAGAACAAGAATTTCTCTTGCTGCCCAAGCATATCGGAATCAATCGTTTGGGGTATCGCTTCTGATTCGACAATATTATTTTTGTCGTTTATTGTCATGAAGAGATCATAGTTTCCAAGGTTAGCTGTGCTTTTTCCTGAAACGGCAGTTCCTCTGTTTCCGATGATCGTATTACTGGATAAAAAATATTCATCGGCAATTACTTCTTCAGGTTTGTGCCCAACCACATAAACTCCGTATCCGCTTCCAGACTGCCCGTTGTCAACGATCGTGTTGAATTCTACTACAACTCTTAGATCTTCACTTAGAGAGACCCCGGTGATTCCGTTTCTCTCGATGCGATTGTTTGAGATCAGAACGTTCGATCCTACACCCTTGTCAACAGCAAGGCCGTATGCACTATTTTCCCAAATCTTATTGCCAATAATCTCGATATTTTCATTCAGTTTATGGATATCTATCCCACTCCCGGAGAATCCTGTGATAGTGGACGAAATAATTTTCACATTCTTATTGTGTGGGCCAACGTGGATTCCGTCCACTCCTCCTTTTTCTCCGTATACCTTGAGGTCGCTAATGATGATGTTGTCATTTAGAGACTGAGAGCCTTGCAGCATAACCGCATGATAATCTGGCAAAGATGGCATGACCGCGAGTTTCGAGAAAACTAAGTTTTTGCTCTTCTGTAAGTGGATGGAATCCACTGTCACGTCACAATCAGTGGTGATTGCAACATCATTAGCTTGAGAAATATGTAAGCGCGCCCCATGAGCTTGGTGCCCTAGAAGAATGATATCGCGAGGACTGGCATTAGAGAGTGCCTCATCAAAGCTGGAAAATGTCCCTTTACTCGGGATAGCTGCAAAATAGTTACATTGCGAAAGCTGTGACGATGCAAGAGTGATTCCGCTGGAATCGTTTTTCTTTGTGCGAGCAAAAATGTTCTTCCCGTTCTCAGTGGTCAAGGGAAATGGCTGGTCCGTGTAAAGCTGAATGCTAAAGAATTCCCCTCTGGAAGTAAAGCTGCTTCGATCAAGTACGCGCCTTATGCTTTTGCTGATTACTCGAATTTGTTCGCCGCCGTCCATTTCCAGTATCGCTACCGGCCATTTTTTGAGCCTAATTTCCAGGTATTCGTAGCTTCCGCTGGGAATCCAGACTTTTTCTATGGCATCCTGGTCGCTAAGATGATCATGAAGATTATGTCTTCTCTTCAAATTTGGAGTAAGAATTGCCTTCACTTCTTCTTTATTGTTAACGGCTACAATGTCTTCTATTTCGAATTCAAAATCGATTATGTTTCGCTTTATTGGAGTTCCGAAATCAACGAGACCGGAGAAGGGGAAGGCATATATGCCACTTGCCCCTTGCACTGCGCCAGAATTAGAACTGCCATTGTTAGAACCGCAGCTGGAAATTGAGAGGGCTAGAAAAGAAAGGAAGCAGAAGGTTCTCATGTTATCCCCTGTGAGCATGGTCCAACTCTAGATCATGGTCAGCAGGGTCCAGACGGCGAGATATAAATGATCTCTGGCCGATAATGTAATAAATTCGGGTCGAACTTTGCCTAGTTTCAGTTAATTTTTCTTGTCAGTAATTTCATCACAATTACAGATACATAAAAGCAGAAAGCTCCGTGCGAGTCGTGCGTTTCGCTTTCTGAAAAATTTAGGACTATTACTTGGCATTAACCTCAGTTTAAATACCAACTTCTTGCAATGCTTCACTAATTTCTAGAAATGCGCCCTTCAAACATGTGTGTTCATCAGGATCCTGGGCAAGTGATTCTGCATGTGTTGGGCTTACTCTTCGAACAATTCTGGCAAGTGCTTCTGCCCAGCTTCGATAAAGATATAGGTTTACTTCTACGTGATCCATGGATACCTCCGAATTTTTTCTCACACCCCTGATTATCAACCCCTGGATAAGTATTCTAGGCATTCTCGTGCCACCAACCCTTATGCTTGGCGAAGACCTCGATTTTGTGTTCGGAGTCTCGAGCGCAAAGACGAACAGTCTTTCTTTCGAGCCTATTTGGTGAACCGCTGAACCCAGAATTTGTCGAGTAGCTCATGGGTGTGCCCACAAGGCGGATCGCATCAAAGCTCTGGGCCATGCCGTTGTGCCGTCGCAGGCGTGCGAGGCATTCCAAAGCTTGATGTTCACGTCAACTCAAAAACACAAAGGATATTGTTCACTGCTTTGTAAACATCATGGTTCTTCGCTTTTACGGTCAGCGCGGGTTATCCTCCAAAAGCCCGATAATGGGCTTTTAAAGGAATTTGATGACCGAAAAAAGAAAGCTCGGCTGGTTACCTGACACTCCTGATGAACGCGATCACCGCTTTACCTCCAAAAAAACTGCAGAGAGTTTCCCTGAAATAGTTGACCACAGAAATCGCTTTTTCCGCGCCTGGGAACAGGGCGATCTCGGCTCCTGCACGGCGCAAGCTGCTGGCGCGGCAGCGATGTTCCTCGATGTGTACGACCGTGATATGCCTGTGGTCGTGCCCGCAAGGCTTTTCATCTACTATGCGACCAGATCGCTTGAGGGGACTCAAAAGACCGATGTTGGCGCGACCATCCGCAACACCGTCAAGGCCATCGTCACCTGGGGGTATCCACCTGAAGACAAGTGGCCCTATGACATCGATAAATTCGCAGTCAGGCCTTCAGATGACGTTATCGCGATAGCTGCGAAAGAGCGGATCAAATCGTATCAGCGGCTTGGTCGCGACCTCAATCAGTTCCGGGAAGTAATCAATGAAGGCTATCCGATTGTCCTTGGATTTTCTGTCTATTCGTCGATGTATGGACGGAGCGTGAAGAAGACTGGCCATATTCCAGTGCCCAAAGCTGGCGAAAAGCGCGAAGGTGGTCATGCGGTGCTCGTCGTTGGATATGACGATGCGAAGCAGGCTCTGATCATCCGCAACAGTTGGGGCGAGGACTGGGGCGAGGAAGGGTACGGCTATCTTCCATACCGGTTTATCGAGGATCCGAAGCTATCCGGCGATTTCTGGACAATTCGCTGAGGCTTCATGCTCCCTGGCTGGCGACTGCCGGGAAGTAACCCGTAACGCTCCCTTAATTTTCAAATGGCTGCTCATTTTGAGAGGTCAGTCCTCACCGCTTCCGTGAAGCGCACGGTGCTAGTAACGGATTTGCCGGGGCTTGAAACCCGCCACGCTAGGGCTCGTATTCAAGCCTGCACCTATATTAGGAAGTTAGCTGGTGGAATCGAGCCTATACAGTTAACAAAAGATCAGAAAAAATCTATGATGTCAGCTACCTATGCTGTATAATAGCCCGTGACAGTGCTTGAACTAGGCTCGGATCCTTTTGAATTTTAAGATCAAATTTCGGGAGGAGAGGGGGGTATGGATTTCGCTTTTTCGTCTGACAAAAATATACGTTTGACGGCATCTGACGCAAATATACATTTGAAGGCATCTGACGCAAATATCTCAGGTTCGTACGAGTGTATAATATGTAGGGCGAATCTGATACTTGTAGGGTCATCATCTAGGATGGTCAGACCACACTTCAGAACTCCGCCGGGTGAGTTCCATAGCGAACAATGCCCTTATGGATCAAAATTTAGTTTAAACCTTGATACACCTGAACCTCCAAGCTCACTTTTGGATAAGCAGGCTGATAATATTTACGTTGTTAGCCACCGTGTGACTTTGAAAATCATTGAAATGTTTGCTCACAATCCTGACAAGCTTAAAACTATGGACAGGCGCCATTTTGAGGAACTAGTGGCCGAGCTATTTTATGGATTTGGGTACAAGGTCGAGCTAACAAAACAGTCTCGTGATGGCGGCAAAGACATTATTGCAGTATCTCATGGTGAGATTATCAAGCAGAAGTACCTTATACAATGCAAGCGCCCTAATCCAGGTAATCCGATTAGAATTGGGGTCGTAAGGGAACTTCTTGGTACCAAGGCTGATGAGCAGGCAAACAAGGTGCTGATGGTCACCACCACTTACTATACTAAAGACGCATGGTCGTTAGCAAGACGACAACCTATTGACCTTCAACTTCATGATTTCGATGATTTGGTATCATGGCTTTGGCAATATCTGAGGATTAAGCGGGGAGGCCGACTACTATAAGGCAATCCCGAAGTATAAATATTGCCCTGTGTTTGGGTACTTTGGCGGGATGAAACGGCTGCTTATGTTAATTCCCAGGGCAGTATGATCTCGTAAGCCGATGTACGTTGAGCAGCAGCCGACGGAAAGACCAATCAGAACTGGCAAGGCGTGTAACCAGCTTACCGCTACCAGCCTCTGCCGAGTCATTAGGTAAAAGGATGCCGTGTCATCGGTACGCTTTTGGTATCAGCGCACCGAAAGCATACTTCGATGGCCAACTCATGTAGACCCGAAAAATTGTCCGGGGCAGGTCTTAACCTGCTTTCAAGCTTGTATGTCATCGGCGCGCAACCAAAGGGTACCGCCGAAGGCCAGCTTATCTACAGTGCTTCAGTAGGAGACCCAGATCAATTCGTCCACAAAGCAACAAATTAACCGGGAATCATCTACCCGAAAGTACCGTCTGTCTGCTGAGTCCTGCTCACCGATAAAGAAGAGCCACGCTTTTTTCTTGGTACCCGCTGCTTCCTTTGCCTCCTCCAGTCGGCCTTCGAGTTCCTTTTGCAGGACCGTCCTTTTCGCTTTGCTCCAATCGCTCCAATCTACAATCACCTTATGACCATCGATCAGCTTTTTGTTTTCCCGTAATCCGGCGTCGAGTGAAATCTCAATCGAGTTTTCATCTACCTTGAATTTGCTCCAATGCAAGGGAGCATAGAAGATTTTCCTGGAAGGATATTGTCCCAGACCTTCCCATGGAATTTTTTTGAAGGCCGAAAGGTAGCTATGGCCATCAATGCCTGGAATAGATAGGCTCTGATCACGGTTATGTGGGTAATTCAGAAACGCACGGCAAATGTGTCGAATTGTCCCTACTGTGCGCCGGGAATTTCCAGACGATTGGCTTTCACCGTCGCCTTGGTGATCCCTTGCCGCTTTCGTCCTGCCTGCACTCCCTGATACGGCGGCCTCGCTGTCGACTACTTCCCGGTGAACTTTCAAGACAAGCCTTGCTGGACAGGCAGCGAAGTTTTTCTCATCGCGAGTATCAAGCCGCTCTCGCCGTGCCTTGGAAACGAGCTTTTGCGCACCATCAATGTCACAGTCTGGGTGATGGTTATGCCCCGGCCATGTCCTGAAATAAGGTACCCGTTTCTCCGGAATCGCGTGATTCAAGAGGCATCTGCAAATCTCAGCCGGGCAAACAAACTTAAACGCAGTGCGCAGCCCTACATACTCGGGCAGGTCAACCGCTTCAACTTCGGCATCTCTGTTTGCTTCATCAAATGCCCAGTCCATTGGACGCTCCCTCTACAGGGTTCCTTTTCCGCACATTCTTGCGACGAACGGTTTGAAAAGCAAGCTTCTGAAAACTTGCATTTTTTAGGTAGCTTTTGGAGCCATTGGTTCCATGTCCGGCCACCTCATAAGATGTCCCTGGCCCAAGGGTAGCTCCAATCCTAAGCTGCAAGCAAAGGAGAACTATCAATGCTGAACCCTAATATCCAGAATCCAGAAACCCAGGTACGAATGCTGCTCAAATCGATCGAGCTGCGGACAGAATGTGAAGACTGTGGCAAGTTGTCGTTCGAGGTAATGCTGATTCAAGGCTGTCCGTACTGTGCTAGAAACAGAAAAATTCCCGCTGACTATCCTTGATGACGAACTGAGGTATCCGATTGCTTCTGCGCTGCCGACAGACGATCGGCATGCTGCAATGTTGCCGGTTCCGCCTATGGTACATCTATAACTGAAAGTTGGTCGGGCTGGCTCTGGCACGCCAAAGATTGTAAGATGCTGCTGGAATGGCTGACGTGAGGCTCCTACGCTTTTCTTTCAAAGCAAATCAGCCAGATCCGAACTGTTATAGGGCATAATATGCAGAATCGAAAGTTTTCCGCTTGGTCCGGCCCACCAAAGGCACCCATCGAACTGGTGCAATGGTGGACAAATGAAGCATTGAAGGTAAATCGCGAACTCGAACTATCTCCAAATATTGTCGAGGAATCCGCATCAATTGTTTATGGCGCGATGTCTTTCGAATGGTTCGAAAAAGAAATACGGAGACCCAGGCAGGCTCCCGTGCCACACTCGAATGTGCACCCTTTGATTCATTGGTTTGAGGTTCCCAACAATTTCAACGTCTGCTCAATCGTGGAGTTGGCTCGATGCTTGAAGAAACTTCACACAATATCAGGATTCTCCACCATCATTCCAAATTTAAGAGACCCCGAAGGCTTTGCTAGTGCCTTTCTTCAGTTGGCCAAAGCATTGCGATTTCAAAGTATGGGAGTCGAAAATCTACTTTTCGAACCGGATACTGACAACGGGCGCAAAGGCGATATCCTATTCACCGATCAAGGTCAAACAATAGTTTGTGAATGCTTTGTACCAAGATTCCGCAGAGAAAAAGCCCGCGAGGAGTTCGTCCGCAATGCGTCTAAGGTTGCATTTGAAGCAGCTAAAAGACGCGAAAAGCGCGTAATGTTATTGGTGAATTTAGAAAGACAGGTTGAAGTCAATAACCAGTTTATCGCGGAAGCCAGAAAGAAAATCATAAGCGGAATCGAAAGAGTAACAAAGGACGAAAGTGTAGATTTGGCAGTAGATGGCTGCGAAATTAAAATCATCGAATTATCCGACATGGAAGAGGAAAGAAAGCTCTGCAGTGTTTATCAAGAATGGTCAACAGCTGGAATAACTGTCGGCATGGTAAAAAAGCAGGATATCGAGTCTATACGTCGCGGACATCGAGTGCCGTCCGCAGACAAAAGCTACTTCCTTATAAGAGATCCTGACAATACCACTATCGAAGAAGTCTTCATAGACCTTGCGGAAAAAGTTAGAAGGAAAGTTGATCAGGTAAGGCTGCAGTCCGACAACGCTCGGGGACTTATGATCGTCGAATCTCCTCTTGCTAGGCCGGATAACCAATTCGTATCTCGTGAGAACAGAGACATTCTTAGAAAGAAAATCCTGGATAAGTATGAACATGTGGCCGGAATTCTTTTTTCAGATCGCATCACGACTGAAAAAAAGAGAGCAATATACTCAGGTTTTCTTATGTTTCGATCGACTGACGATGCGATGATGAACTTTTCGGACCGTTTGAATTCTGTCGAACAATCGCATGTCCATTTGGAATAACTGTGAGGTTCCCATTGAACTCTAAAAAAGACCTACTTGGATCGATAGAGAATGAGCCACGTATCATGTGTCTGCTAAAAGCAGGCAAAAAAGAGCATATGGATATGCTGGCTGATGGAAAAATTCGCTGTAACAGTCTAAATTATTTCCGCTCCATAGAGAACAAAGGGCGAGCCTTTCATGACGGAGATGAAGGACTGAAGGGTGTTTATCAATCTGACAAAATTACCTTGAAGATCACCACGAAAGATAAAGTACATGTCATAGATTCCAGCAATGGGCTCACAGGAGTGGTTAAATTTTCAGTGGGATTGGACTGCACCTGCTTTTGCATGCACACGATACATGCAGGAGAGTGGAGCCACAAGCAAATACCTGAAACTGATTTGGAAGCTTTCAAGAATTCTGTTGCAGTTCCAGATTCCTTAGCAAAATTCGGTGACCACGTTTGGGTAATTTTCGACCACGAAAAATTCAAAGAAAGACTTCTGATCGCTGTGGATCGTGAGAAGTTAAATATAGAAGCGGGTCTCGTATCCTACGTAGATTTTTCCTCGGCACATGGAATGGTGCAAAGCGACAGAATTGGATTCGTCAAATCTAGCGAATATGCCGATGAACGAGAGTTTCGATTTATCTTTTCTGGTCGTAAAATGGGGAGTCCATTCGTCTTGGACTTGGGATCACTGCAGGATATATCCAAAGTCATGCCTCTCGATGATTTCAAAAGGAATATGAAAATCGAATTCCGTGACTGATTTGTAGGCGAGTGGGCTAGCGGGTATCAAGCCGCCCTTCAAATCCGCAGGCGTGCCAGAGAGAATCGATCATTGGTTTGATGCAAGTTGGTGCTTGTCCGTTCGCACTTGTAAGAAGATCCAAGTCAAATTTTTCAAAAATCAATTCCGGCAGAATTAATACTTCGCGGTCGATTGGGTCAACGGGATCATGTTTCCAGTAACCAGTAGGAACCGAGATTGATAAGCCTTTTACGTGCAATAGAGAAGCAATACAAACCATTGGAGGTTCCACCTGCTTCGATGACAGAAATTTAAAAGCAGTGGAAAACATCCGCACCAGTGTTCTTTCAACAATATACGCGCCCAATTCCCCACCTCGCATCCCATAAAACAGCTGAGACATTCCCTCCAAAACTCCATTTGAGAATGCCTGCAAATATGTGCTTGTAGGAGCATGGCCGGGAAATGTCAGTAAGCCATCAAAATTCCGACGAGTGTTCCATCCGCTATCCAATCCTGGAGGCTGAAGAATGGAACTGTCCGAATTTTGCTGAAACTCAATTCGTCTGGGTAGGCGCGAAAATGCTTCGTATGGGATGCAATGAACAACAAGCGTTGGACCTGCTTTTGCAGAAACCGGCATGTCTCCCGCATATGCTTTGCCAAGTCGGTCGGTATGGAACTGTTTGACTTTTGTTGTAATTCCTTCGGACGTTAGGATTGAATCTCGAAGTTGGGCAGTGTCCATCCTTTCACAACCGCCACTTGTCCTAAAATAAAACAAGCCAGACTCGCGTATCATGTGAGGTTGAATCCAACTTTGTGGAATTGAAATAACCAGCAATCCGGAGTTCGGATCAGCCGGGTTCATAACTTCATAAATGGTGATTCCAGGTATCTTTGGGTCGCATCCAGATGAAAGCCAGTTTAGGAAAAGTTCCTTTGTCTTCGACAAATCGCCCAGAGAAAACTGAGCCATCCGGTCGGCGCAGCCAAGCTTCTGGCCTGCAACGCGGGCCTCTTCAATGCCGAAAACGATCCTTCCACCGATGGAATTTGCCATCGCTGACACGTCCTTAAGAAATTCCTTTCGCTCCCTATCATTGGAAGGGGGCAGAGCGCCTTTGAATTCCAACGTTCGTCCTTCCATTTCGCGACTCGTTACCATTCTGCTGAGCTCATCAAAGGTAGTTGCCATGCAGCGCCATCCACCAGAATATATTTGGGTATTCTGCAAAGAATCGCACAAACGTCTTGCGTCTGCATCAGTTATCTGATCCAATATGCGCTGGAACGATTCTAAGCAATTGAATGTTCAATGACGCTGGGATCAAAGAACAGAGGAAGATTTTTCCAACGAAGTCAATCACGATAGTAGTCATAGAATCATATTCCTTCCCTATGCAGAGTGCACGCTTTGTTCAGAAGAGATCACTCTCAAAAGCAGCACTGCTATTAACAAACTGGCTGCGCAATCAATTAAAATGTTGCATTGCAAGAAATACAAGCGATTCATATGATGAATCTATTGTCACACAGGGATTTGGGGCGGTAGCAGCTTCAAACCTTTGTCTACTATGGGTTGTGGTGTTTTGGGTCCTTCCGGCACCACAAGGCTTCTGCGGTTGACGATCAACCGCCCTCTTTTTTTAGATCAAAATTGCATGGCCTAAAGTAAAATAAAAATTCCTCCTGGGCCTTGACTGACAATGCTTCCGAGCGAAGCAATTTTAGGAATATTTCAAGAAAGGATCATCTGAAGAAGACCGCAAGTGCCTCTGAATTGGCCGAAATCTTCGGCGTAACACCCTCCGCAATCAGCCAAGGCGTAACGTCCGGACGCCTTTCGAAATCCGTCCTCAACGCGATGAAAAACCATCGGCGCTTTGAAATCTACCGCGCTGTCCTCGAATGGGAGAATGGGCGGGACGCAAGCCAAGTCCGTGATCCGGCGCTTCAAAAGCCGACAGAGCCAGCCAGCACCAACTTTCCCGCAATCGCAGAAAGCCGCCAGGCATACGAATACTACCAAGCCATGAACGAGCAGATCGCCGCGCTCAAAGATGCTGGCAGACTCGTTGATCTGGATCTTGCCCAGCGCGAGGTGTTCCAAGCCGCCCGCCACATGCGCGACCGTCTGCAGGAAATCCCGGAAAAGATGCGGTTCAGCTTCCTGTCGAGGGGCCTCAGCGACGACGACACCGATGCGCTTGTCAAGGAGCTCTCGGAAGACATCTACCAAGCCCTCCTGCATCTCGCGGCCATGGACATAGGCCAACTGCGCGAGGCAGCTCTTTCTGAGCCCCTCCGGCGCGTTTCAGATAGCGTGATCGGCGTCCTCGCTGCGGATTGAAAAATTCGGTCTTCGTGAGACAATCGGCGGCGTCCTCTCTTATCTAGCTGCTGGCATCCGCCCGATCCTGCGCGTCGGGATCAAGGAATATTGTGAAAAGAATCTGATCCTGCCAGAGGATACGCCGCGCCCGGGCCCCATCAGATTTGACGACACATGGTACATGGTCGACATCCTGCGCGATCTCGAGGACGACAGCGGGGTGGAAGAGGTGCGCGTTCGCAAGGGCCGGCAGCTTGGTCTGACGATCCTGTCCACCGCATGGCTGCTGTGGGGGGCGACAGTATCACCTGCGGCCGCGATGGTCGTATTCCCAACCCGCGACTCGAAGCAAAAATTCAGCAAGCAGAAGCTCTCCCCAATCCTGCGCCGCTGCAAGGACCTGCAAGGCAAAATTGGGGAGGTTAAGCAAAAAGAGCGCGACACCCTGGATATCAAGACTTTCCCGGGGGGCTTCATCAATATTGCCTCGGCGAAGTCCAGCAGCGAGCTGCGCAGTCAATCCGTACGCCGGTTGATCCTGGACGAGCAGAGTGCATACGACCCCGATTGTCAGGGGGAAGGCGACCCCTCAACGATCGCTCTCGGTTGCACGAGTACCTACCAGAAAACCCGCAAAATCCTGCGAATGAGCACGCCGACCATCAAAGGCGTGTGCCCCATAACGCGGGATGTCGAGGACACCCAACAGCTCAAGTACCATGTCCCTTGCAGGGGCTGCGGTACGCTCGGCGTCATCGAGTGGGACCACATGAAAGGCCCGCCAGAGACCGCCAGCGGCGAAACCGAGTGGCATGCGCAGTGCTGCGGACATCCCCATCGGAACATTGACAAAGTTTTCCTGATCCGCAACGGCCGATGGATCGCAACTGCCGAGGATAGATCGGGCGGCCGTGTGAAGGGCTACATTCTCAGCGCGCTCTATGCGGCGCCGCAATTTTTCAGTTGGGACGATGCCTGGAATCTTTGGGTAGAGGCCCTGAAGGATATTCAGAAGCTCAAAGCCTTTCACAATAATGTGTTGGGTGAAGCCTGGGAAGATCCGGCAGATTCCATCGACATCAAAGGAGTGGAAAAGCTCCTTGAAGACTCTGACGGCACAATGCTGGATCCAGGCATATTTTTGCTGACATCTGGTATTGATGTGCATCCCCAGCATTTGGATTATGTGATCAGAGGCTTTGGCGCCGAACAGGAAAGCTGGCTGGTGGACTACGGTGTAATCCATGGAGACGCCAACCAGAAGGACACCTGGGACAGGCTCATGATGAAGCTTGATCGCCGCTGGCCGCATCCACTTGGCTTTGATTTGGACGTAACCGCTGCCGCATTCGATACGGGTGGTGCGAACACGCAAGCTGTTCACGATTATGTTGGCCCGCTGTTCCATAGGAATTTTATCTGCATTAAGGGGATGCCGGGAGACGCGACTCCAGTTATCGGCCGACAGACACTGAACAACGAGTTCGGGGTGCGGGTGTATCCGGTAGGCGCCAACACCACCAAGGCTCGGGTTTTTGCCCAGATCGCACACTCAATCAACCAGGTCAGGCTCTTCGAGGAGAACAAAATCTCGACCCCATACGGACCTGGGTTCTGCCACTTTCCCCGCTGCTTCTGGGATGACCCCGAAAAACGTCACTTCTTCACCCAGCTCATTGCTCCAAAGACTCGTCACAAGGCCGTGAACGGTGAATGGCGAACTGTTTACCAGACAACACAGGGCGTGGCTGACCACGCATTTGATTGCTTCCGATATGCGCTCGCAGCCTTCTACTGGCTCGGGACCGACATCGACCAACTAGCAACATATCTCACACAGGAGGCGAGCCGCGATCACGCTTGAAGATCGTCTTGAATCGGTGGAAAAGGCCATCGAAGCCATCGAAGCTGGTGGCCAGCAGGTTGAAATCGAAGTGAGCGGTGATCGGCGCCGCGTTCACCGCGCTAATCTCAAGGATCTCTATCTTGAACGGCGACGGCTCCTCATGGCCATTCGGCGACAAGGCGGGGAAGGGGTGAGTCATGCCGTTCGCGGTTGAAAAGCTCACGAAGCCATCCCTTTTCCAGCGCGTTATTGGCCGGTTCATGGCCTCTTCGAGCCATGGATATCCCAGGGTCGAGGCCCCATACCGCTCAACCTCACGGGCGAACCCAGCCACCCAGGAGTGGAATCCTCCATCATCCAGCGCTGATGAGGCGCTGCTTCCGTCGCTCAGCGCGCTTCGGGACCAGTGCCGGCAGCTCGATCGGAACGAGTCTCTGGCGCGCGGTGCTATTGAAAATTACACGACCAATGTCATTGGCGATGGACTCCGTCCACAGGCACGCATCGACCACGAGCTTGCTGGCATCTCTGAGGTGACCGCCCGGGCTTTCGAGCGGAAGGCTGAAAAGCTGTTTGAGATGCACATGGGAAAAGTCACTGCGGATTTCCATGGTCAGTCGACGCTGCAGGAGATAGAGCAGCAGGCATTCCGCAGCACGATGCTGGATGGCGACTGCCTCGTGATTCGCAGATACAGAGAGCGGCCGGGCGCGATCCTGCCGATCTGCCTCCAGCTCATCGATGGCGCCAGGATTCAAAATCCCTCGTTCGCCAGTGCCAGGGATGTCGAGATTCGGGAAGGGGTAGAATTCGACAAGTCTGGTGTACCGGTCGCTTATCACGTTGAAACAACGCCGCGAGGCATTCGTGTAGGACCTGGGGCCGTCCGGGTGCCGAGATTCGACGATGAAGGGATCCAGGTCGCGCTCCATGTCTTTCGCAAGCGATTGCCGGGTCAGAGCAGGGGGGAGCCATTCCTAGCACCGGTTGTTCAAAAATTCAAGCAGCTCACTGATTACAGTGAAGCCGAGATCCTGGCTGCTGCAATCAACGCGTGCTATACGGTCTTTGTAACCACCGAGACCCCGGATGTTTCCGCTCGCCAGAAATCGGCCATTCCCGAAGCCTTGCGACCCCATCAGAAGCGTCACACTGAGAAATTCGGTCCAGGGATGATGGTGGAGCTGTTGCCAAATGAAAAGGTGGACAGGTCCGCACCAGGCCGACCCAACCCCAATTTTGACCCGTTTGTCCAGGCAGTGATTAAACAAATCGGCATCGGCCTGGGGCTGCCGTATGAGGTCTATACCCAGCACTTCCAATCGAGCTACTCTGCGGCGCGTGGGGCGATTCTCGAAGCTTGGAAATCATTCAAGGTCTGGCGATCCTGGTTTATCGAAGCCTTCTGCAAGCCAGTCTGGGAATGGTTCATTGATGATGCTGTCCGCGCAGGTTTACTCGAAGCACCAGGGTTCGATAATCCGTTTACCCGGCAGGCATACCTCGCAACCCAATGGACTGGAGCTGAGATGGAGTCGATCGACCAGTTGAAAGAATCGAAGGCAAACGAGGTTGATATAAAGAATGGCACCCGATCTCGAAGGTCAATTGTCGAGAGCCAGGGACGTGATTTTGATAAGCATTTAAGAGATTATCGAAACGAGGAAATCTTACTTGGCCAGAATACCGGAAAAGGCTAAAACGAATTCTAGGTATTAAAACACTGATTCTGAAATCATACGAAATAGCAAGAAATATCGCCGAATTCTCCATTTTCCGGTTCGGCAGTCGCTTGCGCGACATTAAATGTGACATCCAATCCTGCCAAGCGACAGAATGTTAGCGACAATGTTGACTAAGCCGATACACTTCTACGCAGCCGGTGATAAATTGAAGTTTGTCCAGCAAAATACCGAAACTGCATCCATGATTGGGCATATCCCATTATCTTTCGAGAGGGAATTATGGGGTCGATGGAAATTGGTGTGATAATTATGATTTTCGGTATGCCGGCCCTAGGGGTTGTGCTTCTACTAAAATTCATTAAAGCAGGATCGAAAGCGTATAACAAGGGCAAACTTGAAGCCGAGGCGGAACACAGAAGAGAAAAGGACAAACAGGTTTCCTGAATTTCATAGATGCTTGAGCAACACAAATCACTTCTTGTAATCAAGCATGCCACTATCAATAATGAGGCCCGTATGAAAAGCCAGAGCTTGGCAATATTTGTTTTTTTTACGTCAACGCTTTCATACTCCACAGCCGTTTACCCGTTCGGAAATGACCTAAAAGTCGTCATGGAGCAATGCGATAATGGAAAGAATTGTGTTGAATATGCTCGGTTCAAGTCGCGCCCCGTTTGCGAACAATTCGTCAATCTTCTGCAAATCCAAGCATCACAGGAATTCTTCCGCGACCTCAATCGCAATGGCTTTGCAACTGCATATAAAGCTCTTCGGATGTATCAATATCAATGCAAAGGAGATTGAACAGCATGAGAATCAGGAAACCTTACGATGGGAATTATTGTTGAGAACTATAGGGTGTGCAGATAACATAATTTGCATTCGCTTAAATAAAGTCTCAACTGAACAGTACAATGCACGAGGAAATTGCTTATTCACTTGCAATTTCATCACGAACATTCTCCAGCTTCTCTTGCCGCCAATCCCCCATTTGTTGTACTGAAGCCCAAGAGATTGCTGATATTCCAAACACATCGTTTCCGCCCGAAAGCGGGCCGACAAATTCACCTAAACTATTCCAGACTCCTCCCCCAGACATCCCAGCTCTTGAACTCAAGTACGCTAATAAGAAATTCCTTCTGCTTTGCTGCTGCCAAGGAAGAGGGCTGAAACGTAATCCAGCTAAGTCATCTCTTGAATATTCCCATATTACATATTCGACAGGACGATAGGAGGTAGCAAACTCAATTTCTTCAAATTCCTTGCCTTCGATGGGACCAAAAGCCACAATACCAATATCTCCAACTTTCGAAAGCCTGTAGTTATGGGCAACAAGATCGTTCGTCTCATCACGAATATAAACTGCATCTCGAATCTGGTGCTTGCTTACAATGACAACGGCAGCTCCATCATCAGACCACCATATAGTTCCGGAGCCATGAGTCCATCGACCATTGCTATCCTTTACCACAATTTTTACTGCGCGATGGGCTTCTAATTGGTAGCATTGATCTTCATCTCTTAAGCAAACCTTGTCAGGTGAAAGGATCTTCTCACGTGCGACAGTGTCGCTTTCAGAAGCAATGTCAGATTTCTTCCTAGATGCCTCAGTCTTCCATTCCTCGATATCTCTATAAAAATAGATGTAAGTTCCGACAAATAAAATGCATAGTCCAGTAGTAATAGATCCCAGAAGATCCTTCGGCTTCATATCGACACTCCAACTGAATCAGAGTTTTGTGCTGAATGATAGTCATGCATACATTCTACAATTAATGCAAAAATCGGGGCGTTCTTGAGTGCTCTGAATAAGCAGATTTTCCAAGCAGATAGAGACGAGTCTGCTCGAGATTGACGTCAACATTGCTAACGCCTGATGACAGAGATGTCACCTGGTTCTTACACAAAGTAATAATTGATCATGTGAACCATTGTTTTCGAAAACAGTGTTTTCTGGCAACATAAGCTAGCCGTCCTCACCTGAACCATAACTGAGGTCAGTCTTGAGACCATAGTTCCTATTGCAAAGAGCCATGGGACAATCGAATCGCTGAGTAAAACTCGGCGAAACGTAACGCAATTTGATCAAGTCCCAGCTTCCGTGAGGTGATCGGCGTCATTCCGGTTCGCGGTCCTCTTTTCAAGCGCACAAATCCCTTTTTTGAGCATTGTTGGGCGAACTACTTGGGTTGAGAGGCTATCAGTTAACGTCACGCATTCTCGATTGCCTTGCAAATAGTCTGAGAATAGATCATTACCGGTGCTGTGCGCGCAGGTTTGCTCGATGCGCCAGAGTTCGATGATTTCGCTTGCCCGGCAGGCATACCTCGCAAAACAATGGACCGGGACTGCGATGGAGTCGGTTGACTCGCTAAAGGAATCGAAATCCAACGAATGCGAAATCAATAATGGAATCCGGTCTCGACGCTCGATTGTAGAAGGTCAGGGGAGGAACTTTGATAAACATTTGAGAGAATTGCAGAGTGAAAAGATGATATTCATAGAGGAAAATTAGACCTTGAAGTAATAATTTACATACAGCGTGATGCCTGCTGTATCCATAACTAGCAGATAAAATGCTCTTGAGGAAACGATCTCGGTTTCCGATGTCAGCAATGAATTGGAAACAAGGAGCCCTCGATGGTGAAATTAATCAGAGACAGTATACACGGTGATATCGAGATTTCAGACAATGCCGCTAAGGTCATCAAAATGCCTCTCTTCCAGAGACTCAGAGGTATTAAGCAGACTGGACTTCTCTACTTGGTGTACCCTGGCATGCAGCACAGTAGATTCGAACATTCTTTGGGCGCATATTGCCTCGCCAAGAGGAATTTTGAAAATTTTCTCACAATCGATTGGGATCGATTTAGTGGCATCAAGGAGGATATCGGGGATATATCGCTCAAAATCGGCACCACAAGAAAAGCAATGGAGAAACTTTCAAAAGACGCTGACTACTGGCGCGACATCTTCGAAATTTCTGCACTCATTCATGATGTTGGCCATGGTCCTTTTTCCCATACATTTGAGGATGCAAAGCTCCTTAAAAAGGAGAATTTCGTTTTTGCAAAAGCAGAAGAAGAACTTACTCACCTTGACTTCACCATCATAAAATTTCTTAAAGAATCCAATTCCTTCAAACATGAAAACATATCGCTCCTGTATTTGAACGAAATAGCACGGGAATTAGGCTATTCCAAAGAGACTACTCAGGATATTGCGATGATGATTCATCCAAAGTACCGCAAGGAAATGCTCATAGATTATTTGACGAGCAACCATTTTGAAGAGAAGCGGGCCATTACTCTTCTGCTGTCGATATTTATCAGTGGCCCCTTCGATGTTGATAGAATGGACTACATGGTCAGGGATTCATTGATGGCAGGCGTAAACTATGGGAAGATTGAGCCATCCCGATTCCTGAGATCATTGGTTCCCGTTTTGACTTTACGTCACGGGGTATTTAATGTTGGAATCGTTTCTCAGATTAAAACACTGCACATTATTGATCACTTCTTTGTGAACCTTAACTCTCTGTACAAGATTCTTTACTATCATCCATCCGCACTACGAATATCGTATGAGTTCACGGAAGCATTGAAACTACAGCAGGATGAACTTGTTCAGAAGACGAATATATGGACGCACCGAACGCTCGATGAGTCTGAATTTCTGCAGAAGTTCCTTGATGCGCGGCTGAAAAAATTTGTAGATGAAATTTTCACGAGGCAGTGCAAGGCAGAAGATCCAAAAGTCGCGTTTGAATTATCTAGTTTGGCCTCAGCAGAAATGAGGCAAACAATAACACAAAAGTCCAAATATGTGACAATTCCCATTCCAGAAAGAGAAATAGTGAAGGACGTGAATGTCATCTACATTGCGGAAAAGTTCAAACTTGCGTCAATGGGAGAATTCAAGAATTGGAAAGATCTTTCCATTGTAGCGGGCGCAGAGAACTTCAAGAGCGACGTGATGTGGAGAAATGATCTATTCACCGAACGCTTGGCACAAATCAAGCAAGAATTGATGAAGAAAGCTTCTTGAAAAAGGAAGTCTCGCGATAGGCCCTGGATCAGCAAAGCGCTGATCCATCCAACGCTCTAAATGTCTAGGTACCAGTGAATTTGAAAGAAACCTTGCTGCGGAGCCATTGTGGCTTTTTGCTTCCCTGACCACATTGAGGATTTCGGAGCAGAGCAGCGTATCTGTCATTTGGTCCCATCTTCGGAAATCACTCTGTATGGCACTGATTCTATTAGACTGCATACTTGGTCTTGCCCCTAAATTGAGGGCGACACTTTTAGCATTTTCGTCAAGATCTTGCCAGCGAAAAGCTTCAGTTGGATTGACCGAAATTTAGATGTGCTGTTTACAGCTCAGTAAACGCCCAGAACCTTGATAGAACAGCTGTCGCCGAGTTATGGTCTGGATGTGTTAACTGTGGGGTTAAACGTGTCCTTTGCTCTGAACTACGTTACCGAATCAGCCTGGGCCATCACTGAGGCCGCGCTGGGAACAATGGTATCAATTGCCCAGAGTCACGGCGGTATCGAATCACTTGAGAAAAAAATCGGCGAGAGGCCAGGGAACCTGGTCAAGTCCAGCATTCGCGGAGGAGTGGGAATCATTCCGGTGCGCGGCCCGCTCTTCAAGCGCGCTGGACTCCTTGTTGACCATTGCGGGGCGAGCAGCTACGAGAACATCCTTCGGGATTTCCACGAAATGCTCGCTTCGCCCAAGGTCCAAAGCATAGTCCTCGATATCGACTCGCCAGGCGGTGAGGCATCGGGCTGCAGTGAGTTGGCCGATCATATCTTTGCCGCTCGCGGTCAGAAGTCGATAATCGCTTACATCGGTGGTACCGGTGCGAGCGCAGCCTACTGGATTGCCAGTGCCTGCGACAAAGTCTACGCATCCGATTCCGCAATCATAGGCAGCATCGGAGTCCAATCTGTCCTTAGATCTGACAAAACCGATGGCGAGCTGAAGTTCGTCTCAAGTCAATCCCCAAAGAAAAATCAGGATCCGGGCACAGAGGCGGGCGCCGCTGAAGTACAGCGGGTCATTGATGGGCTGGCGGAGGTCTTCGTACAGAAAATCGCCCGGAATAGAGGCGTAAGCCGCGCGGTGGTCATGGACCGATTTGGGCAGGGTGCAGTATTCGTCGGCGCGGAAGCTACCACGCGAGGCATGATCGATGGAAATTCGACGCTCGAAGGCGTCATTGAACAAACTGGAGAACATAAATTGACCCAGGAAATAACTGCAAGTTTCATTGCAGAAAAGCACCCAGCAGTGGCCGCGGAATTGATCGAGATCGGAGTGCAGCGCGGGCTTGCAGCCGCAAAGGCCAAGGTTGATCGTGAGGCCACGATTCGCCAGCTGGCAGAGGGGCAGGTATCTGACGAATTTTGTCAGAGCCTTATTGACAAAGAGAATTTGTCCGCGCAGGATGCCGCCGTCCAGATCCTGCTGGAAGCCAGACGAAGTGAAGCACCAAAGCATCGGCCGAAGGAGGATCCCAGGTTCACATTCGATCGCAAGCTCGTGGCTCTCGATATGCCGGCTGCTGATGCATCCGAAAAAGACAAGATTGATGCCCAGCAGGACGCCGCGATTGATCTTGCGAAGCGTTCCGGTCTGAAGTTCAAAGGAGCCTGATTGCCCTATTTCGATCCGTCCTTCAAAAAGGTTTCATCCTGGAAACCAGAATTTATTCATCAAGGCAATTGGCCTGTACGTCGAGACTCGGTGACGATTGAGAAAGGCCAGGTCCTAAACGCCGGTTCGATCCTCGGCAAGAAAACAGAATCACAGAAATGTGTGCTCAGCGCAGCAAAGGCTGCCGATGAGACAGCAATTGCAGACGGAAGCGAAAAGCCATACGCGATCCTGCAAGTTGATGTCGATGCGACCACCAAGGACATCGTTGCTCCAGTCTATCTGGCCGGTGCTTTTCTTGGGCTCGACCTAACAGTCGGCAACGGGCACACCCTGGAAGGCATCAAAGATGAACTCCGACTGCTATCGATATACATTGAAAAGGGAGAAGACTGAGCCTGTCATTGATCTACTCGACTTACTATCTCAACCGCCTGGTTGAAAAGCTTGTACCGAAATCCCGATATTTCCTGGACCGCTACTTTCCCACTGAGGTCCAAAGTGACAAAGAGGAAGTTTTCTTCGATGAAGCCGATGGCGAAAAAGCTGGCATCATGCCCTTTGTCCATCCGTTGGTCGAAGCACCGATGCTTCGAAGCCAGGGTTACAGGACCAAGTCCTTTAAACCCGCATACATGAAGGAAAAGGTCGATCTCAAACCCGATCGTGGTTTTCATCGGCTCGCTGGCGAAGCGTTTGGCGGCGAACTCACCCCAATGCAGCGTGCAGAGCAGGCCCTGCTCCATGACGTCAATCGCCTTTACGAGCGTCACAGAAACCGTCTGGAACTCATGGCGGCTGAAGTGGTCAAGTCTGGCAAACTCACAATCAAAGGAGAAGGTATCGATGCGCTGCTTGACTTCGGCCGCAACTCAAACCTCACCAAGGTACTCGGTGCGAAAGGCTGGGCTGATAACACTGCGATCCCCTCGATGACGAAGTGGCTGGAAGATCTTCAGCGGGAAGTCGCGGGCCTGAACAATAATCAATCGCGGCCGCGAACCTGTGTCCTTGGTTATGATGCATGGGACATTTTCCGCAACCGTCCTGATATCCAAAAAATGCTTCCGGAATACATCCGCGGCGCCGAGCTGTCGATACCGCAGACTCCGGGTGAGTCTTCTTTCGAGCAGCTCATCTACAAGGGCTATTATGGGAATGTCCATTTCTGGGTGCATGAAGGCAAATCGGACGACGGTCAATTCTATATCAAACCGAAGCAAGCTCTCTTCACCTGTGACGAAATCAGGGGCGTGAGGCATTTCGGGGCAATCCTTGATCTCAAGGCAGGCCTCAGAGCGCAGCCGATCTTTGCCAAGTCCTGGGAGATCGAAGACCCGAGCGTGCGATTCGTGATGTTGCAATCCGCACCCTTGCTTGTGACCTATGATCCGAATACGGCTTGTCTAGTCGACGTGGCTGCATGATTCCGGAGCTGGAATCAGCATTCAGTACACCTGAGACAGAATTCAAAGGGGTGTTCACTGAACTGGATGCTAACGCTCCTGCCAATGACCCGGGCCTTATCACACGAGCCGCTCGGGTCATGGTGGATGCCAGCGCTGCTGAGGGGGTTCACGCTGATTCAATCGTCACGCACCTCGGGACCGGAGCGCGATATGCGATCAAAACCCGAATACTATCTGGCGTCGGTATTGTGCAGCTCGATCTCGAGCGAATTGTGGATCGAAAAACATCGGAGCGTAATTTCTAGGTGCTTATCAAGGTTCGATCGGAGTTCGAGAAATCGCTGAAAAAAGCCATGCCGGAATTCAGGCGATTCAGCGCCAGAGTATCCAGGCTTTCGATGGAAGATCTGCCTTGCCTGAACGTCTACTTTCACCGTGACATGCTCCTTGAGCAGAAAAACCTCTACGACTTCCGCGAGGTCTTGTTTGTGGTCGAAGCCTGCACCGTCGCAGGCGATGATGCGGAAGCGGACCTGGTCGAGATATATGAGCGCATCCGCACCGCGATTGAGCAGAACGAAGGCTTTCAAAAGACCGTTGCCGAGTGCGTCTTGCACGATATCGACTTCGGCCACGAAATGATCGGAGAGAAGCGCTTAGCTGCTTTGGAATTGACCTTTCACGTTCGGTATCAGAAGCCGTCCTGGCAGCCAACAGGTCCAGGAAATCCCATCGAAGTCTATATCAACGGGGACAAGCAGGATGCTTGAAATCGCCGTCGCGGACATCATGCGCCGACTCGAAAACCTCCTGCGGCCGGGAACAATCGCGGAAGTGGACCACGCCAAAGCAAAGGTCAAGGTCCGCCTGAGCAGCGAGCATACCACCGGCTGGCTATCCTACTTCGCACGCCGGGCTGGCAATACCATCAGCTGGGATCCGCCGGAAATCGGTGAGCAGGTTCTGGTCCTTAGCCCTGGTGGTGAGCTGGCAAGTGGTTTTGCGCTCACTGGCATCTACTCGGGCTCCAGGCCCGCGCCCTCGAAATCCGGGGACCTGCACTTGGCCCGGTACTCGGATGGTCTCGAATGCAGCTATGACACAAAGTCAAACACCTTGGTTATTCAGCGGGAGAAGGATCTCAACATAAGGGTGAAGGCAACACGGATCGATTTTGACACGAAGAAGGCGAGCATTCGCAATGAGAAGGGCGAGCTCATCGCCCTCGTCTCGCAGGGGTTGAAGTCTGTCGCGCAGTCACAGACGGCGACGATGATGGGACCACAGAAACTGCTGCCAGCAGCCACTGAGCTGATTCCCATTACCCAGAACCTCGATTCGTTCACCGATGCGGCTGATGATCCCAGTCCCCCACCTTCCCCCGTAGGCGGCTGAATGGCTCTTAAAGGCACAGAAAAGGCGCTTGCCGACGCGATGCATGCTGCAGCAACCGGAGCAGCCGGAGATCCCAGGAAAGCCTGGGAGGCGGTAGCAAAGGCCATCAGTGACCATATAACGGCCTACGCCACCGTAACCGGCACGACACCCAATGGGGGACCTCTGGTTGAGGGGCGTGTCACATGATGGGAATGGATGAGCGCCTCGGGACGCTGATCCAGGGAGAAACATGGCTAAGGCAGGCCGTCCGCCGCGCTGTCCGAACGCCGAAGGGATCCAGGCCGATGGTTCGCTGGTTTGGAACTTCCTATCTCGCTCAACTCGATCGAGCGATCACGGAGGCCTCGGTCCTGGAACTGACAGGGGACCTGGCCGACTCAATCGAACGGACAATTCCAGGCACCACCCTGCGAACTGTAGTCAATCAAAGAAACGGTGAAGAGCTGGAAATCGCCTTCACAGTTGGAACACAAAACATACGAATAGGAGTTTGATGGCAGATCTGCCAACGATCGTAACACCAATCTCGTTTGACGAAACCTTTCAGAAAAAACTGCAAAGTTTCACCGAGAACTACCAGAAGGAAGTCCCTGAATTCAAAACCCCAACGCCCGCAGACCCTCTCTATCACATCCTCGTCGAGATTGCCCTCAGCGAGCTGATCGGGTCCGAGCGGATTTCACAGGCCGGGTACGCGCAGCTGCTGAAGTATTCCAAGGATCTTGAAATCCTCTTCAAATCGAAGCTCAGACCTGGCGAGACATACGAGGAATTTGTCGAGCGAATGGTCAACAGCCTATCCCTTGTTTCCACTGCTGGAACAGTTGCACAGTACAAAGCACTGACCTTCCTGTTCGGGCGGGTGAGGTATGAGGAAGGGAAGGAAAGCAAACTCGCTCGAGTCAGAGGAGCTTATGTCGAGTCTGCAGGTGAAGGTCAACTCCTGATCCATATCCTGACAAATACGGATCGCAAGGATCTGAACGACAAGGTCCTGGAGGCTCTCACAGAAACTTTCTACAGCGAAATGGTCAGGCCAGTTCTCGACAGAGTGACATTTCAGATGGCCAATTCCATCCCTGTTTCAATTCAGGGGACGATTTACCTGAAGCCAGGGTACACGAATGACTACAAGGCGACGGTTGAAGATACACTTAGAAAACGATGGAATGAAGAGCTAGCACTGGGATGGCAACCAACCACAAGCTGGATCGTGAAGGAACTTCATCAGCTTGGGGTCAAGTCGGTGATCCTGACCAACCCGGTGACCGATACCATTGTTCCAAATAAGCAATATGCTTCCATCAAAATGCTGGAGCTGAACTATGTTGAGGCCACGAGTGATCGAAGCCGCGATTCGTAATGTCTTCCCGGAATTCGATGTGAAACCAGTGTTGAATGTGAGGTTGAGGACGGATCCAGAAATTCAGGAAGCCATACTTTGGGAGTACGGCCTGATCGAACTTTTGCCTTATGCAGTCAAGCCAGAGACGCTGAGGACCGAAGCTCTTGAATTCATCCGAACCCGTGGGACTCTGCACTCGATCCGCATGGCGCTCCGATGGGTAGGCTTCCCTAAAATCGAGTTCAGCAGGCTGTCCTGGTATGAGTATGAGGTCGATCCAGGCGAGATCCCAACAGACCTGCAAATTGATGCCATCAAGGCCGCCCTGGCAGTTTCCGTCCAGGCGCGTGGGCAACTAAGGAGAATCTATCACGAGGATTTTGAGGTGAAGTACGGCTGACTCTTATGTTCATGGAATTGTAATTCAGGAAAGCACGGGCGAGATCCGCGCAGTCACATCCCCCAGCCAGTCGATTGTTGGCATCGTCGGCACTGCCGATGGCATAACAACCCTTACGGATGAAGTGCCAAAAGCATTCTTTAAGAAAAAGGAAGCCCTCGATGCATTGAAGCCACCTGAGGGCAAAGAGCCAGGCTCGCTGTATTTTGCTGTGCTTGGTGTCCATGACCAGGCTGAAGACGTCATTGTCCTCGTCAAAGCAAAATCCACCAGCAATAGCGACATGGAAAGCGCTGTGAAAGCTCTGCTGGATGCAGAAAGTATCACTGGGTACAAACCCAAAGTCTTCATTGCTACCAAGCTGGAAGACGATAGAGCAGCGCCGACCAATCCGACGGACCCGGTGAACCCAACGGACCCGGTGAACCCAACGGACCCGGTGAACCCGCTGAATCGGGCAAGCAACTCGCACGCCCATAGAGTACGAACAACAGCTTCAAGGAATCGAGGTGACGAATAGCCGAAACAACGGCCGCAAGTACGACAACTGACCCCGCAGCAACCCCAGCTGCAGATATTCCAAGAGACACGACGGCCAACTCCCTTTTCACAGCGATGGCAACCGTTGCGAAAAAGCTGGGTGCCATCGGGATCTTCGATGTCCCGGGCAAAAGTGAAGATGCCCTGGCTTTTCAGACCATGAACAACAGCGACAGAATCTATCTTGTCTGGCCGAGAGTAAAGGTCTCATATGATGACAAGATCAAACCAGTCCCGGCGAGCCCTTACGCTGCCGGGGTGCTGGCAAAGATTAACTTCTGGGAAAGTCCATCAAACCAGCCGATCAACGGAATCCTGGGAACTGAATATGCAGTATCATTTTCGCTGGATGACGCTACATCTCTTGGCCAACTCCTGAACTCGAAGCATGTTGCTACGGTTGTCAGGCAGGACGGCTTTCGCTTGTGGGGAGCACGGGGTGCAGGTGACTTCACCAACCTCAAAACCCATCAGATTCAAAAGGTCAGAATTGCCGACGCAATCCGCGAAGCGATCCTTTCGAGTCATCGATGGGCAGTAGCCAAGGGCATCACCGCCAACTACCTGAAGGCTGTGCAGAACAGCGTTAAGACATATCTCGACGATCTCAAGAGTAAAGGGGCAATTGCGGGCGGAGACTGTGTTCCTGACGGCGAGCAGAACACAACCGCCAACCTCTTCCAGGGAAAAGTTTACTGGAGGTATTCGTTCACGCCGACTCCAGTCGCCGAAACTTTGTACTTCATCGAAGAAATCACTGATTCCTATCTCACTAAAATTGGAGCCTAATCTATAAATTCAATTCGACTGATTCTGATTGCAATTCCTCTCTCCTTCGCCGCTGCCGTCGCTGCACAACAGCAAGAACCAATCTTTTCGGAAGACACAAACCCGAAGTTTGATTCCATCTACTACCTCGACAACATCAGCAATACCACCCGAGATGCAGACCTCGTTCTGCGGGTAAACCGCAACGCCCCGTTCAACTGTACGAAAGCGACTTGCCCGGCTTCCGTGATCATCAACAATAAGACCGGAGCAGTAAACATAACAGCGCCGACCAAAGTCGGCTCCCTTTATGTTGGCAGCCGTCAAGTCATTGATGCCTCAGGGACGTGGCGCGGAGATCCAACAGGCCTCAAGGGAGAGAATGGCAAGGATGGAAAGGACGGGTTCGACGGCAAAGACGGTCGCGATGGTAAGGACGGCGTTAATGGAGTCGATGGTCGCGATGGAACCAACGGCAAAGATGGAGTGAGCTGTAGGATTGAGGGAACGGACCTTGTCTGCGGGGACACAAGGAAGCCTCTCGCCGATCTGAAGGGAGCCGATGGCAAAAACGGCATCGATGGCAAGAACGGCGAAAGTTGCAAGATAGTCGGATCCGACATTTTCTGTGGCGATACCACGCTCCCGCTCTCCGACCTGAAGGGTATTGATGGCAGAAACGGTGTCGACGGGAAGAATGGAGAGCCCTGCACGATTGTTGGAACGGACATCGTCTGCGGTGATACGAAGAAGCCCTTCGCCGAACTCAAGGGAACCGATGGCAGGAATGGAACAGACGGCAGGAACGGAGTCGATGGCAAAAATGGGGAATCGTGCAAAATTATCGGCACCGACATTGTCTGCGGGGACACCAAACAGCCCCTTGCCGATCTTAAAGGTTCGGATGGAAAGAATGGAGACAGCTGCAGGATTTTCGACACCGACATCGTCTGCGGAACAACCAGATATCCGCTTTCATTGCTCAAGGGTGATAAAGGCGACGGCTGCCAAATCATCGGAAAAGAGATTGTGTGTGGATCCACGAGATACGCGCTCGATAAACTCAAAGGGGAAAAAGGTGATAAAGGAAGTTTTTCATCCTGTCAGTCTCGCCAATATCAGCAGCCCATAAATCTAACATCCAGCACAATTTCCGCTGAATGCCAAGCTGGCGAGATAATGGTGAGCGGTGGATGTTACTTAAGTGATAACGGTGAAGATATCTACTTACAGACATCAATTACATTCCCAGAGGAAAACTTTCACCAATGTATATGGAAGGTGAAAGGATCAACAAGCCCAAGCACCACGATTATGGCAGCGGCTGTGTGTTGCAAAACATGACGTCTGCGCCCTGTCTATTGCTCTGTTATTATCAACTTCTAAAGGGATCTGATTGCGTTTTCCAAAGTTCCTGCACAATTTCAATGTTACCTTCGGCATTTCTGATTTCAGTGGCATCTGTGAAGAGGTAACACTACCAAAGTTAAAATACAAAACTGAAGAATGGCGAGGGGCAGGTATGTCCGCTCCTCTCGAAATCGAAGTCGGTCTCGAAAAGCTCGAATGCACTTTCAAGTTTGGGGAACAGACGCTTGAAGGCTACCTCAGCGCCGGCATCAACTTCTCGGGGATCATGACAGCCAATATCACCGGATTTATGAAGGGCCAGGACGGCTCTTCGGATGGCATGGATTGTATCCTTCGCGGTTGGGTGAAAACCGTAGATCCCGGAACATGGAAAGCTGGCGATATCAAATCGTCCACCCAGACTGTGGAAATGGCTGTTCAAAGCTGGCTGATGACTCGGGGTTTGGTCCCGCTTCTCACGATCGATATTGTCAACGGCGTCCAGTTAATTGGCCCAAGCGATCAGCATGCTTCCGCTCGTCAGCGATTGAATCTCGGCTGACCTGAGCCCTCTCATTCCAAAAAGGAGAGTCCTAGACTGATATATAATCTCGTGTTTCCGATTGAACTCAATGGTCAGACATTCCGAACAATTCGCCTCTCTGACTATATGAAAACCCGTCATCAGCTTGCCTTTGCCGAAGTGGAAAAGCTGCGTAAAAGTGCGGCTTCCGATGAGGGCGCTGAACAAAATAATGAAGGCGAAGACGATGACGTCGATGAGGACCTTGAAGCGCGTGCTTCCGTAATCCTCATGGCTTCATTTTGCGAAGATCTGCCTCAAGAAGCGGTCCCGGAAATCTCGCTCGACGATCAGATCCCTATTGGTCGGCACATTGAAAAGGTGACAACCGAATATGCTCGGCGTCAAGGCAGACCTCAGCCCCCAAAAAAGGGGAAGCCCAGGCCGTCGATCCCGTCACGACGCTAAGGCGTGCGATCGCGGTCATGTATCGGCGTTATGGGTTTAGTGCGACTCAAACGCTGGACATGGCCATGACGGAATTCGACGCCTGGCTTGAAGCGCTTTGCGATGAAAGTACCGACCATGACCCTGGTGAAGCAATCACGGAGCGAATGAGCGGTCAGGAATTTTCACAATCCGGCAGTTGGGAGGCCATCCGGCCTGGGTAATAAACAAGTCAGTGTAATGATCAGCGCTGCTTTCGATAGCGCATTCAAAAGTACCTTTTCCTCCGCAGATCAAAAAATCAGATCCCTTGGTTCCACCCTGAAAGGTCTTAAGTCATCGGCGAATGACCTGAAGGGTCTGAAGCAGGCCAGGGAGGAGATCAATCGTCTCACTGGAGCCATTGGAACCAAGAGAGCCGAATACGACAAGGCTGCTGCTGCTACGCTGGCCGCGAAGGATGCGCTTCAGGCTCATCAGGACAAGGTGCTGGCTGCTAAGGAGGCCAACAATAGGGCCAGGGCATCCTGGAAGGAAATCAATCGGGAACTGAAGGAGGCCAAAGCCTCGCTGAAGGCCGCTGAGGGTCCAACCGATCACCTCGCCAAGCGGGTTGCATACCTCAAGCAGAAAACCGACGAGGCTAAAAAGGCTCAGGAGCAGACCAAGGCCGTACTGGTGTCAAATCAAGGTGCGCTTGCCGCCCACGCAAGGGAGGCAGGAAAAGACGGCAGAAGTGTTGAAAAGCTCGCTGTCATAGAAAGGCGCCACGAGTCCGCGCTCAAGGCAACTGAAACGCAACTTGAACGCACGGAACAGAGAGCAAGGAACTACACCGAGAGTCTAAACAAGGCTGGACATGGCACTGAGAACCTCGTCCGAACTGAACAAAGGCTTGAGCAGGCCATAGCCCGAAGGTCCCGTCAGATGGCTGCGGCTGAACGCCAGCAGATGATATCTGAGAAGGCCGGCTCTTTGCGTTCCGAAGCCAGAACCCACCTCACCGACGCTGTTGTAGCTGGGTATTCATTCATCAAGCCCATAAAGCTAGCCGCAGACTTTGAAGCTGCAATGATCAGGGTCAAAGCCATGGCTGGTGCCAATGCAGATGAGTATAGGCAGCTCACGGCAGAGGCTCGGCGGCTGGGCGCTGAAACCATATTCTCAGCGACGCAGGTCGCCTCGGCTCAAAATGAGCTGGCCACAGCCGGCTTTAAGACCAATGACATCCTCCGGATGATGCCCGACCTTCTCGGGCTCGCTGATGCGAGCATGAGTAGTCTGACAACCACCGCAGAGATATCGGCAGCCGTGCTTCGCGGATTCAATTTGGACGTCTCGGAAATGGGGCGGGTAGGGGATGTCCTCACGGCTGCTTTCACGTCATCTGCATCAAGTCTGGAGACCCTCGGGGAAACCATGAAATATGTTGCTCCTGTTGCCGCTGCGGTTGGAGCCAGCCTGGAGCAGGTTTCGGGCATGTCATCCATACTGAGCAATGTAGGCATAAAAGGCAGCCAGGCCGGTACTGGGCTGCGGACACTCTTCCTTCGACTTTCAGCGCCACCAGCAGCTGCGAGGAAGCTGCTCAAGGAAATGAATATCTCGACTGAAGACGCAGCCGGCAATATGCGCAATGTCATGGACATCATCCACGATATAAACCTTGCCCTCGAAGGCGCCGGTTCTTCCAAACGTGCGAAAGCCTGGAAGATTTTTGCAGGCGAAGAGCATGCAGCCACAGGTATTGCCCTTGGTCGAGCTGAGTATTCAGGGTCGCTACAGCGAGAGATCAAAAATTACGAGTTGGCACCCACATTCAACCTGGTTGGAAAGAGCCTCGTTAAGATGCCTGATAGCCAGCTGAAGGAAGTTGCCAAAGGTCTTGGGGTCAAATTCAACCGCGCCCTGTCCGAGACAGGCATGACTGGAGTCCTGGCCAAAGCATTCAGCAACGCCAAAGGCAAGGATTTTGAAACCAAACTTCAAACCGTTTATCAGTCGCTGAAGATTCAACCCAGCCTTGCCGATATAAAAAAAGAAGAACTTAATGTTACTGGTCGCAAGGCCGAAGCTGCGCTCAAAAAACTTCATATTAGCCCATTTGATTCCTATGCAGGCGGCGTGAAATCCAAGGAAGACCTCACAGCAGAAGTATCAGCCGCGATTTCGAAGCTGCCTAAGAATGAGCAGCTCAAATACGTCGAACTGTTCTTCTCGCGTACCCGCAATGAGGTTCGCGAGCTGGCCAAGGAGTTTCAAAAGGCAGGCCCGAACTCAGACAAACTGGTCCAGGCACTTGGCAAAGTCAACTCGGTGGACAAGACAAGGAAAGAGCTGAGCGGATCAGCGCGGAAAGCCTGGGAGGATTTCAAAGGGGATATCGAAGGCGCCGGCATTGCCATAGGAAATTCCGTTCTTCCGATGCTCAAGGACTTGGGTGCATGGCTCAAACCTATTGGCGAAGGCTTCGGCAAATGGCTGGAGACAAATCAGGAACTGGTCAAGAAAATCATGGTTGTTGTGGGCGGAGTGTTTGCCTTCAATGCAGCGATCGGGCTGGCAAAATACTCGCTTTCGGGTCTTCTCAGCATAGCGTCAGGAGTTATGAAAGTCTGGAACGCTGGCAGCTTTGTCAAAGGTCAGCTTCTCGATAAACAGTCCGGAACCCGTAAACTATACAGGATAGCACGCATAGGCGGAAAGAAGGGCTGGCGCGCAGGGAAAAAGGCTGGTGGCTTTCTCATGAAGCATGGCACCAGTGCCTGGGGTGTCCTCAAGAAAGCCGGACCTGCTATCCTCAGCTGGGGTCCCAGGATCGGCAATGTCTTCGCCGCCGTTCGTACCTCGATGATGGCGTTTGCTGCAGCAAACCCGGTCCTTCTGGGTGTTGTCGCTGCCGTGGCGCTTCTTGCAGCGGGCGCCTACTATGTTTACAAGCACTGGGACACAATCAAGCCGAAGCTGATTTCTCTCTGGTCAAGCACAAAAACTTATTTTTCAAAAATTTGGGAAAACGTGCGAATTGCCTTCAAGGCTGCCTGGGACTTTATTATGAAATACTTTGATTGGGTGCCGCTGGTTGCAATGATCAAGCACTGGTCACCAATCGTGGACTTTTTTAAGGGAATCTATGAGAAGGTGAAACCCTATATTGAGAAGCTGTTCCCGTTAGATGCCAAGGTAAACATCAAGGGAGAAACCGATAATCTTGATTCAAATAAAAGCAGCTCATGGTTATCCAATCCGATCGAATTTTCGACAGAAAAGTTCAAAGTTGATACGCCTCGACTTCCGGAAGCCACAAGAATGGCGGCGGCCAGTTCCACTCGCTCCTATTCGCAGCGGGCCGCTGTTACCGTAAACGCACAGATCAGTGTCGAGGGTGGGAATGCCGCTCCAAAGCAGGTTGCACAGAGCCTGGTTGGTGAGGTGCGCTCGGCCTTCTCAAACTTGCCATCATTTGACCTTTTTGATCCGGTGGTGGTGAGCTAATCGATATCATCCCGGTTTTCAAGGAACAGGTTTTTGCGCGATTAGGTTCGTTCACATTCAAGCTCAAGACTTTGAGTCCAGACAGGGTTGATCGCGAGACACCATTCCGATGGGCCGACCAGGAACCCATTGGGTTCCATCCGATTTCATCGTTTCTAGGGCCGGACAAGGAAAAGCTGACTCTGAGTGGGGTTCTATACCCTGAATTCTCTGGGAAGTTGGATCACCTGAAGCAACTTCGGGATCTGGGCGCCACGGGGCAACCGCAGCGCTTGGTTTATGCAGACACTCAGCTGGGGCAGAACATGGGATTTTGGAAAATCAAATCTATCAAAGAGAACCGCTCGATCTTTTGGGGCGACGGCGTCCCGAGAAGGATCGAGTTCACGATCGAGTTGGAATCTTATGCGCAGCGTGCAACTTAAGGATGGAGATGATTTGGATGAGATCTGCTGGCGGGAGTATGGGGAACTGCCCGGCGCCCTCGAGGCGGTTATCGCAGCCAATCGGGAAATTCTGTCGATGGTTCTGGTTGATGACAAGGGGAAAGCCACGCCTCTCGTCGACAACTTTGGACGGGTGAGCATGTTGACAAAGCCTGAGTTCATCGTTCTGCAGGACCTGCAGCGCCCGACAGAGATTACAAAATCCGAGAGAATTTTTGATTGAAACCAAATTTTCGGATCAAGACTGCAGGGAAGGATCTCACAGAAGCAATCAGAAATCGTCTGATCAGGCTATCGGTAAGGGACGCGAGCGGAATCAGGAGCGATGCCATGTGCCTTGAGCTTGTGGACGATCCACCGCTTGCTTGGCCTTCGGACGGTCAGGTCTTTGATGTCGCGATGGGGTATGAGGACGAGCTTGTCGACCTGGGATCATACGCGGTGAAGCACATTTCGTGTTCAAGGTCGCCGCCAATCTTGAAGATCGAATGCGCAGCCGTCGAGCAGAACGCGAGCCTAAAGAGCCAGAAGTCGCAGGGTTGGGATTCAGTATCCCTGGCTGACATCGCCTCAACGATTGCGAGGCGGAACGGCCTCAAGCCTGCAGTCGCGTCAGAATTTTCTGAGATTAGGATTGAGCATGAAGACCAGACGGAATCAGATATCGCCTTTCTTACCCGCCTTTGCCGACGCTATGATGCGGTCGTCAAAGTTTCGTCAGGACACCTGTCGCTTACAAGCACAAGCAGGGGGAAGAAGGCCAGCGGGGAATCATTCAGCCCGATCGTGTTGACAGATTTCGTCCGGTGGGAATACTCGGGCGATCAGACAAAAAAATATAGCGGCGTCCGCGCATATTGGTGGGACGAAGCAGCAGCTGAGAAGCAGTATGTTTTGGTTGGGAAACAGGGTGTTGTACTCGATCTCGATTTCAACAGGGGATCTGCGGACGCTGCTCGCCGTGCAGCCGAGACAAAGTTTCGCGAGGTTGTGCGAGAAGGAAGGACCTTTTCTTGGACTGTTCCTGGAAATCCTGAGATCGCGTCGGAACGCATTGTATTCGCAAAAGGTGCCCGCGAGGGGGTCGATGGGGAATGGACAGTAAAGAGTGTCGACCATGTGCTCGATCAGGGAGGCTTTCTGAGCATCGGGGCTTGTGAAGTAGATGGGAATAAAGAATCTATCGAATACCTATCAACTGAATCAGAAAGCGATTCAGATTGAAATCACTCAAAGTTGCAAAATTTGACAGGGGGAATGATTGAAAAGTCCTATTGCAAAGGCTGAATTAATCAATAAATCATATAGTCGGAAGGCGATGTCTTCCAAGCAGATGACAGAAGAACCCAAAGGACGTACGCTCTTTGACAATTTAGAACATGATCAACTACTGACTGCCGATGATTTGGCTGAAAGGCTGAGTATCTCGGTGAAGACAGTCAGAAAGTGGCGATATGAGCGAGTATTACCACCTGAAACGATGGTGAAGCTTCGCCATCAAGTCAGGTATCGATGGGGAATGGTTTTGCGGTGGCTCGAATCGAAAGGAATGTAGATGAGCATCCACAAGACTAAAGCCGGTACTTATCGAGTTCGTTGGCGTGAAAACGGAAAGATGCAGTCGCGAAATTTTCCTAGAAAAGTTGATGCAGACCTGTTTGAGGCAAAATTGACTGTTGGCATAAAGCCAACAGTAGCCGAAGCAGGATCCTATTGCACTGGGATAAAGTTTTCACAGTTTGTAGAAACGTGGTTGCATGACCATGCACAGGTTCATAAGACGCCTGCTGCTGTAATCAATGACCGTCAGGTACTGCGCGATTATTTGCTCCCGCGATGGGGCAAGATGGATTTGGCGGAAGTTACAAAGCATGACGTGGTTAAGCTGCAAGGCTCCCTGACAGCGGAGGGAAGGTTAAGTGCGAAGACCATAAATAATATCACTGGGCTGACTAAGAAAATTTTCAATGATGCAGTGAAGTGGGACATGTTAAAGACCAGCCCTGCTAGCGGCGTCGATTTAATACGCCTGCCAGAGCAAGATTTCGACTTTTGGACATTTGAAGAGCGAGATCGTTTTCTAAGCTGGACAAAGGATAATGATCACGATCTCTACGAGATAGTTGCATTCGCACTCAACACCGGATTGCGAAAAGGCGAACAGGAAGGCCTGCTGCGGAACGCAATTGACCTTGAAAGACGGCAAATCATCGTCAAAAGGAAAGTGTGCGAGAAAACCCACCAATTGCAAGAGTTCACAAAAGGCAAGAAGATCCGCCGTATTCCGATGAATCAGATTGTCTTTGACATTCTTAAGAAGCGGGCGGCGCTGCCAATGGATGCTCCTGTCTTGCCCTATGACTACCACCATATAGTCAAGCGAAAGATGGAAGCGCCTATGCGTGCAGCGCAGGTGTCGCGTATCACTTTCCATGATCTTCGGCACACTATTGCTTCTCATCTTGCAATGATGGGGGTAAGTGCGTTTGTCATTAAGGAGCTGCTGGGGCACGCCAATATAGATACAACGATGCGCTACATGCACTTGGCACCAGATCATTTGGATGGCGTCACTGATATTCTGTTGGGCGTGAAAGGTATCAGCAGCAAGAAATTTTTGACACCCTCAAAGAATGCAAATGAGCTGTTCGAGCAGCTTGAATTGAGGCATGCATAA